TGCTTATTGGGCAGATAAGGTGAAATGGTGAAGGGTAAAGCATTTTGGGACAAGAAGAATCCAAAGAAAACATCAACGAAATTAACCTCCTCACAGAAGGCTGCTGCCAAAGCAAGAGCAAAGGCTGCGGGTCGGAAGTATCCGAACCTTGTGGACAATGCTGCTGTGGCACGGATGAAAAAGAAGAAGGGTAAGTAATGGCAACAGGAGCAGCAGGAAGCACTTTTACGGGAGAACTTAACCGCCTAGCCAACGGTGGTACATATCCCGTTTATACGGTCTATAAGGCATCACAGGGCGCTGCTAATGCCTATGCTGGCACATCTGGTCTAGGACTTATTGCTGCCCTTAATTACAAGGCTAGTTCCTCCCGCCAGCCTAATGACTATAAAGGTTTAAACGCTATCTGCAATGAACTTGCTGGCACCTCTGGGCTATCAGCCGTAGTTGCTTTAAGGAGTATTAACCTATGAGTACATTTGCTCAACTAGCAGACCGCGTTGAGGCTGTACTGCATGGTTATACAGAGAACACAGAGCCTGCCTCATGGCTTACTACTAGCGCTACCAGCACAACCACATCGCTGACTGTTTATGATGCCAGCGTAATTGGTCGTGGTTATGTACAGATTGACGATGAAATTGTATTCGTTAACTCTACAGACAATGTATCAAATGTTCTTACTGTAGCCCCTTGGGGTAGAGCGCAGCGTGGCACAACTGCTGCTACCCATGATACTAATTCTAAAGTAACCATGGCTCCATTATTTCCAAGGCAAGAGATTAAGAACGCTATTAATAATGCTATTGATGCTATGTACCCAAGTGTATTTGCTATTGGCTCCTATGATTTTGATTATGTAGCAGCGCGGTATTCCTATGGAATCCCTGCTACCGTAGAAAATGTTTTATCTGTAACCTACTCCATTATTGGTCCTTCCAAGGAGTGGTTCCCTGCTCGTGCATGGCAGTTAGATAGAACTGCAGACTCAGATGCTTTTGCTACTACAAAGAGTCTATCTATTTATTCAGAGATTGTTCCTGGACAAACTGTGCATGTTACCTATAGCAAGCGCCCAACGCTGCTTACTAGCAATGAACAAGAGTATTCAACAGTTACAGGCTTTCCTTCTTATTCGGAAGATGTTGTTATTTATGGCGCAGCCTTCCGCATGATTTCTTTTCTGGACCCTTCACGCCTTGGGGCTCAGTCTGCAGCAGCAGACATATTAGATGGCGTACGCCCAAATGGTTCAGGGCAGAACGCAGCCAGATTCTTGTTTAACATTTATCAGCAGCGTTTAAACGAAGTGGCGAATAACCAACGCCGTCAGTATCCAATCCGTTCGCACTATCAGAGATAAGGTAGAAAATGGCAGCAGGCGACCCAGGCTCCCCAGCGCGGTACTACTCATCAACCGCAGTAGAAACTTCGCTCCAATCATCCATCCCCGCACAATCTCAGGGACAATCAAACACATCCTTTATTGTTGCATCGGTTAGCGGTTTTCCATCATCGTTGCCATACACACTTATTGTTGACCCCGATACATCTAAAGAAGAAGTTGTCACAGTAACTGCCGCTTCCAGCACAACCCTTACTGTAACTCGTGGTGCTGACAATACGCAGGCTGTTGCCCACTCTGCTGGTGCAGTGGTACGACATGGTGTATCTGGTCGTGACTTCCGTGAATCACAGAATCACATATCTGCTCGTGGCTATGACATTGATGAAACAATCCTTACTGCTGCTAATCAAACACATGTTCACGGTATTGCTACTGGTGATGGTGTTATCGTTGGTACTACTAAGGCTCAGACTCTTACTAATAAAGTTTACTCAAGCGGTACTGTAACTGGTGCATTTACTGCAACCAGCGCAACATTTACTGGCGGTACATTTGCAAGTCCAACAATTAATACTCCAACCATTGCTGGTGCAACAATCAGTGGAACCTTTACCTCTACTGCAACAGTAAGTGGTGGTACTTATTCAAGCGCTACCCTTGGCTCTGCTCTCAACGCTGGTAACTACAAGATTACAAACCTTGCTACACCAACTGATGCTTCTGATGCGGTACGCAAAGACTTTGCCGATGCACAAGTAGCAGCAGCAGCCACAAGCGCAGCAAGTGCTGCAACTTCAGCATCATCAGCAGCAACTAGCGCTGCATCTGCTGCTGCCTCGGTAGCAACTATTGCTTCATACGCTACATCGGCTGCTAACTCAGCATCTGCTGCTGCTACTTCTGCAACCAGTGCTGCAGCCAGTGCAACTGCTGCTGCTACAAGTGCTGCGAGCGCTGCGACATCTGCAGGCAGTTCAGAAACATCTGCAATTTCATCTGCAACCAGTGCTACGGCTGCTGCTACTTCAGCAACCTCTGCTGCTGCTTCAGCCACGGCTGCTGCTACCAGCGCTACAAGCGCTGCTGCAAGCGCCACTGCTGCAGCCACAAGCGCTACCAGTGCAGCCAACTCAGCAACAGCATCTGCTTCTTCAGCAAGCGCTGCAGCGACCAGTGCAACAAGTGCTGCAGCAAGTGCAACGGCTGCTGCTACATCTGCTGCTAGCGCAAGCACATCTGCTTCATCTGCTCTGACTTCTGCTAACTCTGCTGCTACTTCTGCAGCAAGTGCTGCTGCTGCAGTTGCTGCTTCCTTTGATGCTAAGGGAGATTTACTAGTAGGTACAGGGGCATCTGCCTTTGACCAACTCACAGTTGCTTCAACTGCTGGATATATTTTAGCGGTTAACTCTGCAACATCTACAGGACTTGAGTGGGTTGCTCCTAATGTTGGTGATATTACAGCAGTATCTGCTGGCACAGGAATTACAGTAGCAAGTAGCACTGGTCCAATCCCAACAGTATCTTTAGATACTAATGCAGTTATTCAACCAACAATATTTGCAGCAAAAGGTGACATACTTTCGGCTAGCGCTAATGACACCCCAGCAATTTTAACAGTAGCATCAACGGATGGATATGTTCTTACAGTATCAAGTGCTGCAGCAACAGGACTTGCTTGGGCTGCGGCACCATCTGGATTACCTTCCCAAACAGGAAACTCAGGAAAATATCTTACTACGAACGGAACAACCGCTTCGTGGGCAGTAATCGTAACCGACCCAACACCGTCAGTATTTATGCTGATGGGCGCTTAAAGGAGAAATAACTAAATGGCTAAAAAAGTCCTTGGGCAATCAAACCCATCTGCGACAACACTCACAACCCTATACACAGTACCTTCAGCAAAGGAAGCAGTAGTATCAACAATCTCTGTTGCTAACCTTACTGCTACTGCTGCGACATTCCGTATTGCAGTACGCCCTGCTGGTGCTTCTATTGCTAACCAACACTACATTGGATATGACATTACAGTAGGTGCTTCTGACTCTACACTGATTACTGTTGGTCTAACCCTTGCAACTACAGATGTTCTTTCTGTGTACGCATCTACAGCCAACCTAGCCTTTCAGGCGTTTGGAGATGAGGCTTCCGTCTAATGTCCATTACAAGTTACAAGACAGGTATTATCTCACCGTCTAGCGCACTTGTTGGAAATACTCCTTTTAATGGAGTCAGAGCAACTGGCGGAACTATAGTTGTTTCTGGCGGATATATTTATCACACTTTTACTTCTTCAGATACTTTTACTCCTATTGAAAGTTTACTTGTAGATATAATTGTAGCCGCTGGTGGTGCTGGCGCAGGTGCTGGCTTTAACACTGGCTCAAATATGGGTGGTGGTGGAGGAGGTGCTGGAGGTTTCTTAGCGCATACAACTCAATCAGTAACAGCAACAGCATATACAGTCACCATCGGTGCTGGTGGTGCTGGCTCTACAAGCAATGGTTCTGAAGGTAGCAATGGAAGCAATTCTAATGTTACTGGTGGTTCACTATCTCTTACCTCTGCAGTTGGCGGTGGTCGCGGTCAAGGGCGCATTGGTGCTGGCGCTGGCAATGGTGGTTCTGGTGGTGGTACTGCTTTAGACTCAGGAGCAAACGGTACAGGTACAGCAGGTCAAGGAAATGATGGTGCTACAAGCCAAGAGCGGGCAGGCGGAGGTGGCGGTGGAAAAAATGCTGCTGGCGGAAATGCAAGCGGAGGCACTGGCGGTAATGGTGGTGCTGGAACTTCAACTTATTCTTCTTGGGGTAGCGCTACTTCTACTGGACAAAATGTAAGTGGAACTTATTACTATGCAGGAGGCGGTGCTGGAGGTGGCGGTCTAAACGGTACTGGTGGTACTGGTGGTAACGGCGGTGGAGGCAATGGTGCTTCAGGTGGCGCTGGTGCTGGAACTGCTGGAACTGCTAACACAGGTGGTGGCGGAGGCGGAGGACAAGGAATTGCTAACAGTGGCTCTGGTACACATTATGCTGGCGGTGCAGGTGGTTCAGGAATTATTATTATTAGATATGCACAATAGGGGTACTAATGGCAATTAGAAGTCTTAAGACTGGATTATTTACTCGTAATCTAAGTGCTGGCAATAACCTACCATTAGATGTACTTGTTGTTGCTGGTGGTGGTAGTGGTGGTTCTTGGGCATCAGGTGGTGGCGGAGCAGGTGGACTTTGTTATCAATCTAGTCGTTTCGCTACTAAGGGAACAAGTTACACAGTCACTATTGGTGCGGGAGGCGCAAAAGGTAGCGCTATGAATAATGGTAATGCTGGTTCTAATTCTGTATTTGACACTATTACCGCTCTCGGTGGCGGCTATGGTTCATCAATAGCAACTGGAACCGCTGGTGATGGTGGCTCAGGTGGTGGTGGCGGTAACACAAAAGCACGCGGAACTGCTACTCAAGGAACTTCAGGTGGCGCTACTGGCTATGGAAACAATGGTGGTACTGGTGTAGGCGCTGGTAACTATGGTTCAGGTGGCGGCGGTGGAGCAGGTGCTGCTGGTGCTGCTGGTTCAGGTGGCAACGGTGGAGTAGGTGGTGTTGGTCTTACCAATTCAACAATAAATACTCTCAACGCTTTTGGTTCTGCGACTTCTACTGGTCAATTATCTGGTGGTAATTATTATTACGCTGGAGGCGGTGGCGGTGGTGGACAAACTGGCGGTGCTGGAGGTCTTGGCGGTGGTGGTGCTGGTCGCTCTTTAGGTTTTGTCGGTGATGGAGAAAATGGAACTGCTAATACTGGTGGTGGCGGAAGCGGAATTCGTGAAGCCTATAATCCGCCAGCAGGTCCAGGTGACGCATTTGGCGGCGCAGGTGGTAGCGGAATAGTAATCATAAGAACACTAGGTAGTGTTACAGCATCGTCAACTACAGGCTCACCTACCAGAGTTGAATCAGGTGGATACACTTATTACACATTTACAGGAAGCGGGAGTATAACTTACTAATGGCACACTTTGCACAACTAGACGACAACAATGTAGTCACACAAGTAATTGTGGTGGCTAATGAAGAACTCCTATTAGATGGCGTTGAGTCTGAAACTAAAGGAGTTATCTTCTGTAAGTCACTCTTTGGTGAGGATACCAACTGGAAGCAGACTTCCTATAACGGTACTATTCGTAAAAACTATGCAGGCATCGGATATACTTATGATGTAGCCAATGACTACTTCTATGCCCCTCAGCCATATCCTTCTTGGACACTAGATGCTGATGCCATATGGCAACCACCCGTTGCTATGCCGACTGACGACAAGATGTATACCTGGAATGAGGAAACTCTATCTTGGGATGAGGTAGTAATTTAATGGCTGTAGTCAGCATAAAAAATAAACTACGCAGGGGTAATCTGCTGGTAGGTAATGACCCATACATACCTACTGACTTTGAGTCTATTGCTACTACTACCGTTGGTAGCGGTGGTACTGCTAGTATAAGTTTTACATCAATTCCATCTACCTATGCACATCTACAAATAAGAGTATTGTCTAGGAATACTAGTGCAGGTAACAATAATTGCAATATGACAATAAATAATGACACTACAACTAATTATTCTTGGCACAATTTATCAGGTAATGGTTCATCTGCTAGTGCTTATGGAGAAGGCAAAGTTCGAGATAATTGTATCCAAATTATTTATTCTGCAACTGCTAACCAAACTGCTTCTGTATTTTCTGTTGGCGTTATAGATATTTTAGATTATACCAATGTAAATAAAAATAAAACTGTTCGTACATTATGTGGTTTTGACAACAACGGAAGTGGTGATGTTAGGTTAGTAAGTCATTGTTGGTTCAGCACTACTGCTATCAATAGATTAGATTTTAGTAATTCATCTGGCAATTTTGTGGAATATACACAAGTAGCCCTATACGGAATTAAGGTGGCTTCATAATGGCTATTACATATGAACCGATAGCAACAACAACGCTAGGCAGCGCTGCTGCTTCTGTAACCTTTTCTACCATTAGTGGTAGTTATACTGATTTAGTGTTGGTATTTTTTACACCATCAAACTCAATAAATGATGATATGTATTTACAATACAATTCTGACACAGGGTCAAACTATAGCAATACTACGCTCAGGGGAAATGGCACAACTGCATCAAGCACAAGAGGTAGCAATACCACAGGTGCAAGATTTAGCGACCAATCTTCACCAACAACATCAACCTCTAATACTGCAATCATTCATATAATGAATTATGCAAACACTACAACTTACAAAACTAATATATCAAGAAGCAATAATGCTTCTACTGGTATTGATGCAATGGTTACACTTTGGCGTAATACTGCTGCTATTACTTCTGTAAAGGTATATCCTGCTTCAGGCAATATGGCTACTGGCACAATAGCAACCCTCTACGGAATTAAGGCGGCATAATGGCTACCACATATAAGGCAATAGCCACTGTAACTGTGGGTAGTGGTGGGGCTGCTAACATAGAATTTACTAGCATACCTGCTACTTATACGGATTTGGTTGTTGTTACTTCCCTAAGAGTTAGCAGTACAGATATTACAAGTCTTGTATATTTTAATAATTCTACATCATCTTATACAAGGCGCGTACTGTATGGTGACGGTGCAACTGCTACTTCGGCTTCGGCTTCTGATGCTGGAGTATTATGGACAAATCAATCAAATAACACGGCAAATACTTTTGGTTCAGCAACTATTTATATTCCGAATTATTCTGGTTCAAATAATAAATCGGTTAGTATAGATTTTGTAACAGAGAATAATGCGACAACCGCTTATGCTGCTATCAATGCTTTTCTATGGTCAAACTCTTCAGCCATAACTTCAATCAAATTAGTACCTAATGCAGGAAATTATGTCCAATACTCAACCGCCACCCTATACGGAATCAAGAACTCCTAACGAAAGGAAAACAATGCCAACCAAAGTAATCGTAGACTGCTCAACTGGAGTAACTACTGAGGTAGAACTAACCGCCGAGGAAGTTGCTCAGCGCGAGGCAGATGCAGCAGCGTTTGCAGAAATCAAGGCAGCAGAGGAAGCAGCAGCACAGGCTAAGGCAGATGCTAAGGCATCAGCACAAGCCAAACTATCAGCACTTGGTTTAACACCAGACGAAATCGCAGCACTTAACTAAGTAAGAAAGTAGGGGACAATGAGCCTAGTAAGCGACATATTCCCTATCTTTAAAGACATAGATGACCATATTGACACAGCAGAAACGCTAGTATTTAAGGAGCAACATGGCAGGCAGTAGACCACCCGATATATCCGAACGCGTAATCATTGACCTATCGGGTCGCATCTCTACATACTTTGACCCCACTACCTATAAATATGATGTTGCTATCGGTGGCATGCCTTTCATCTATGCCATTACTGATAACACTCCATACCGTAGGCAGACTGCAGAGTTTCGTACTCAGCGTGTGGACCAACTCCGTGACCCAGGCGAGCAGTCGCTTTCTGGTTCTGGCTACTGGATTAGAAGCCAATCATCATTTCATCTTGGTGCAGGCTCTACCTATCAGGAACCTATAGTTGGCACGCTAGAAGAAGCACGCTTTCGTTTCTATGATTCAATAGGTATTAACCCTTGGACTCCTGGACAAATATCTTTGCTGCGTAGAACAGTATTACAAGAAGCAGCAACAGAAGATAGCCGTGTTTTTAATACGGTAATTGGTGGCGTTGAATATCTAATCTTGGTTAAGTACGCATCTACTGAGGCTGCTCGCGTGGTTCGCATTAGAGTAAGCGATTTAACAGAAACTACAATACTAACCAATACTGACATTACTGAAAGTATTATTGCTGTAACCATGGGCGGTAATGACCTAATGATGGTTACCCCCACCAAGGTTTGGCGCTATTCCTTTGATGCAACTTCCCCTGCTATACATCAGGATTATGCAATCAACACCGCCAATGCAGTTCATGGCACTATTGGATATGTTAAGAATCGTTTTATACTTGCTTTTCATAACACTGCTAACAATACATTTGTGTATGAAATAAATAAAAACACTGGCTCATCCATAAACCTAAGCACTCTTACTGCAGTTAACGGTAGTACTACACTACCTACTTCATATACCTTTAGAGCCGTTGCTGAATCAGGTGCAGCAATCTATGTAGGTGGATTTTCTGGTAATCAAGGCAGTGTATTTAAAATAACTGTTGCTAATGATGGAACGCTAAATACAATGACTACTGTCATTTCGCTTCCTAATGATGAGCAGATTACTGGACTACTTGGCTACTTAGGAACCTATGTAATCCTTGGCACTAGCCAAGGCTTGCGTGTTGCTATTGCTAATGAGGTTGGCGATTTGTCCTATGGACCGCTTGTATTTAAAACCTCACTTGGTGTATACAAAATGACCGCTACTGGCTCATACATATATGCTGGAGTTGACTCTGGTATTGGTGGCTACTCTGGAATTTACCGAGTTGATTTAGGTCAACCACTGCAAAATGGTGGCTATGCCTATGCAACTGATGTATATGCTGAAAGCGTAACAGGTAAAGTAGAAGGTGTAGCACTTACTACTACTGGTCGCTTAGCCTTCTGTGTTAACGGTGATGGCTTATTCATTGAACATGCTACAGAATTAGTTGAATCAGGTGAGTTAACAACAGGTATTATCCGTTATGAAACTCTTGAAAACAAAGCATGGAAGCGTATAAAACTACGCACCGAAGGAACATTGCAAGGTGATATTGATATTTTCCGCGTTGATAATGGAGTGGATTCAGCCTTTCGTACTGTAACCCAAGGAAGCACAGAGGACTATGACTATGACTTATCCTCCGTTTATGAGGATGTTAATGTTGAAGCGCAATTTAAGTTCCGCCTCAATCGTAACGATACGACTGCCACGACTGGCGCTGTTATTTACGGTTACTCTGTTAAGGCTTTGCCTACTCCTACCCGTGCTCGTGTTGTTCAGTTTCCTGTCTTTTGTTTTGACTCTGAGCGTGACCGCCATAAAAACATTATGGGTTTCCCAGGTTATGCGCTCGGTAGACTCCAAGCCTTAGAACAAATGGAAGCACAAGGCGAAACAATCATCATCCAAGATTTCACTGCTGGCGGAGAACCAACGGAAGCAGTGATTGAGCAGGTAACTTTTACCCGCACAAGTCCATCTGATGGCGCTTTCTCAGGCTATGGTGGAATTCTCCAGATTACTGCTCGTACTGTCGTTTAAACATATAAGGATAAGAACATGACACCTGCTGATTGGGCTGGCTTAGCCGTAGCCGTATTTACTTTAGTTGCTGGATTTGCTGGCGCTGTGCGTTGGTTAGTTAAGCATTATCTATACGAATTAAGACCCAATGGTGGTTCTAGCCTTAAAGATAAAGTTAATTTATTAGAAGAAAAAGTAGAATTATTAACCGAGTTAGTTAAAGAAGCATTGAGGAAATGAGTGATGACCAAACCCAAAGTTGCAAAGTCTGCCAGCCCTGCTGCATTGTCCATGCTACGCCAGGCGACTGCTCTTGCCCCCCTACGCAAGAAAGCATCAGACGGTTTACTCCCTTCCACTGCACATTTGGCACTAAGTCCTAACTCAGACCACAACACAGGTCTTGCGGTAGATTTAACCCATGACCCAAAGAACGGTATTGACTGTTCAGATATTTTTCAACGCCTCAAAGAAGATAACCGAGTTAGTTACCTCATATTCAATAGTAAGATTTGGTCACGCCAACATGCAAAGCAAGGTGACCGAAAGTATACGGGTCAAAATCCGCATACAAAACACCTCCATGTTTCTATCAGACCTGAGTACGCTGGCGATACCAGCCCTTGGTTTTGGTGGAAGAATCAACCAAGCCTAGCCAAGCAAATAGTGGCAGAAGCCATCGGTTCAGCACCTAAGAAAAAGCCTGCCAAGGCTGAAGTATTGGTATGTACTTGTTGCAAGGTACATGGTTTGGCAAACAAGAAAGGTAAATAAATGCTGGAACAACTAAAGCAAGTATCGCTAACCTGGTTCCGTGCTGCAGCATCTGCTGCAATCGCACTCTACCTCGCTGGTGAAACAGACATTAAAACACTAGGAGTGGCTGCCCTTGCGGGTTTCCTTGGTCCTGTGTTGAAGTGGTTGGACCCATCGGCTGCCGAATTCGGTAGAGTAAAATAACTTAATACTGTTTAAACAAAAGAACCCCCGCCGTCAAGAAATTTCTTGATGAGCGGGGGCTTTTTTGTTTTTGTCTGATAAGGAGTAGTACCACTACAACACTTCCCCAAGTGCTATAGCGTTTCAACTTTATCAAGCGGAGTTGGGGCTGTCAATTCAGCGCCACATAAAGCACACTCTGCTTCAGTAAACCACATTGCAATCTCGCCATCCTCAAACATGCACGCGACTTTAAAAAGTTGAGAACCGCAAGGACATACATGAGTGGGAATACCACGATAACTGTGCTTTAATTGGCTTTGCTTCCGCTTACGCTTCAGCAAACTCATACACTTAACCCGTTCTGCACGAACAGGAGTATACTGATTTTTTAATTACAACCTTGTAGTTCTCTCGGCGTGTCGCCGAATAGAGGAGTGAGGTACATATACACTCGCCCCTGCAAAGGAGAAATATGACACTTGAAGAAAAGACTGGGAAAGGCTATATCTCCCACAGTGCCATGAGTTCATGGCTTAATTGTGGCTGGGCATATTACCTGACCCGCATACAGAAAGTCGCTGAGAACCCATCCTACTGGCTTGTAGGGGGTAAATCTTTACATGAAGCGACAGAGATATACGACACAAATCCCGATAACTTTGACCCTACTGCAGTATTTGCTGCACGATGGGAGGAGAACTATCGTCTTGCTGACAACGGCATGCCGTTCCGTGCTGGTGGCAGGGCTACTAAGGCGTATCCCAACAAAGAGGATGCATCATGGTGGTTGGAAAATGGACCCAAGATGGTGGATTTTTGGATTCAGTTCCGACAAGATAGTGGATACCAGCCATATCAATTATCAGGTGGTGAGTTCGCCATTGAAACTGAA